TCCTGAGTACCATACTATCTATCAGAGTAACTTATGCTGTGAAATACTATTACCTACTAAATCTTTTAAGCGTCTTGATGATGTGGACGGCCGTATTGCTCTTTGTACGCTCGGTTCGATCAACTGGGGAGCGTTCCGTAATCCCGAAGATATGCGCCGTGCTTGCCGTATTCTACAGCGTAGTCTATGCAACATACTGGACTATCAAGACTTTCTAAGCATACAGAGCAAACTAAGCAACGATGAAATACAGCCATTGGGCATCGGTGTTACAAATCTAGCCTACTGGCATGCCAAGCGTGGATTGAAATATGGTGAGAAAGATGCGCTACAGGATGTTAAATCTTGGATGGAACATCAAGCCTTCTACTTGACAGAATCTACTGTTGAATTGGCCAAAGAACGCGGGGCATGCACACATAGTGATAAGACACGTTACGGGCAAGGTACATTTCCTTGGGAACTACGTGCCAATGGTGTTAATGCCTTAGCAGACTTTGCTCCTGAACTTGACTGGGAAACACTACGTTCAAATATGAAACAATACGGTGTCCGTAATGCAACCTTAATGGCCATTGCACCAGTTGAAAGCAGTAGTGTTGTTATAAACAGCACTAATGGTATTGAAATGCCTATGAGCCTTATTTCAGTTAAGGAATCAAAGGCAGGATCGTTCACACAAGTTGTACCTGAGTATGCTAAACTTAAAAACAAGTATCAACTCATGTGGGAACAGAAAGACTGTGACGGCTATTTAAAAACAGCCGCCATACTAGCCGCTTATGTTGACCAAAGTATTAGTACCAATACATTTTATAACCCGGCACACTTTGCTGATCGTAAAGTGCCAATTACTGTTATTGCTAAGAATCTTATGCAGGCACACATGTGGGGTTTAAAAACATTCTACTATAGTCTAATTAATAAAGCTGGTAGCAAGGCAGTTGATGAGCCTGAAGAAACAAAAGTTAACGGAGTTCAAGTAAACGGATTCCATTTAGAAGAAATTGAATTTGATGATGACTGTGAGGAATGTAAGTTATAATGTTAGAAACTATATGTGAAGTATTAGAAGACGCTTACAAGCGTAACTGGATTACCAGCCGTGATGGCAATGTAAGTATACGTCATCACGACCGTGACCACTTTTATATTACACCAAGCGGTGTACGTAAGCAGACATTACAACCTGACCAGTTCAAAAAAATTAAAATCTGGAGAACAATCAATAGTGGTGTAGGCACAGGTGTGTATGGCTACAACTGGGAAGATATGGAATATACTGACATCAGTAAGAACTTAATACCCAGCGGTGAAATACCTTTACACTTTGGTCTACAAAAGGAAATGGGACATCATAATGGTGAAGTCCGTGTAGTCGTACACGTACATCCTACCTACTGTATTGCCGCCATGCATGCCGGTATTGAACTTAGCACTATCAGCGATGCCTTTCCAGAACTTAATCGTTATACTAAGGTAGCACCCAATGTAGGTGACGTTGCTCCTATTAGTCAAGAGCTTGCTGATCAGTGTCATAAGAATTTAAAATTAGATAGAGATGGTAACATTGCCTACGACATTGTGGGCATCAAAGGTCACGGAGTGGTTGCTATTGATACAAGTCCATGGCGTGCCTATGAGCACATAGAAAGATTAGAACACATTTGCAAGATAGTACTTGCATCAGGAAAATATTAATGAGCCAAGAACAATATAACTTACACACAAAGACCGATTACCTTAATCGTAAGATGTTTCTAGACCCAGCAGGGCCAGTTACTATCCAACGTTTTGAAGAAGTCAAATATAAGAAGATTGCAGACTTTGAAGCAACTGCTCGTGGCTTCTTTTGGCAACCAGAAGAGATTAGCCTTAGCAAAGATGCAAACGATTTTAAAGAAGCCAGCGAAGCAGTTAAGCATATCTTCACTAGTAATCTACTCCGCCAAACAGCACTGGACAGTTTGCAAGGTCGCGGCCCAAGTCAAATCTTTACTCCAGTTGTAAGTCTTCCAGAACTAGAAGCTCTAGTATACAACTGGACATTCTTTGAAACCAATATTCACAGCCGTAGTTACAGCCATATTATACGTAACATTTACGGTGTACCTAAAGAAGTGTTTAATACTATTCATGACACACAAGAGATTGTTGAAATGGCGTCAAGCGTGGGCAACTACTATGATGCACTACATCAAATTAACTGCCGTAAAGAGTGTGGCGAAAAAATCAACGAGCGTACACACATCAAAGCCATTTGGATGGCACTCAATGCCAGCTATGCACTAGAAGCGTTCCGCTTTATGGTAAGTTTTGCAACAAGTCTAGCAATGGTAGAGAACAAGATCTTTATTGGCAACGGCAACATTATCAGTTTGATCCTACAAGATGAACTACTACACAAAGGTTGGACAGCTTTTCTAATTAACCAAGTGGTCAAAGAAGACAACAGGTTTGCCGAAATCAAAGCAGAATGTGAACAAGAAGTGTATAATATGTATATAGATGTCATTCGTGAAGAAAAAGAATGGGCAGACTACTTGTTTAATAAAGGTCCGGTAATTGGTCTCAATGCTAACATTCTCAAAGATTTTGTTGACTATACAGCAGTTAACGGTCTTAAAGAAATTGGTATTAAGTATCAAGCTAATGCTCCTAGATCAACACCGATACCCTGGTTTAACAAACACGTTGATACAAGCAAAAAACAAACAGCACTACAGGAGAGTGAGTCAACTAACTATGTCATTGGCGTCATGAGTGATGCTATTGACTATGATGAGTTACCAGCACTATAAGGATATAGAATGAAAGCGATTGTATGGAGTAAGAATCAATGCCCGTATTGTGTACAGGCAAAGGCCTTGCTAGAAATGAAAGGTATTGAATTTGAAGAACGTAACGTTCAAGAAGATTGGACCAAGGAACAACTACTAGAAGCAGTACCTACTGCCAGAACTTTACCACAGATATTTTTAGACGATAATTATATAGGCGGGTTCACAGAACTCAAAGCACACTTAAAGGGATAATATGTTAATTGACAAAGGCGTTTCGGAAGGTGAAGTAATCACCTTAAAATTAACAAGCGGTGAAGAGCTTGTTGCTAAGTTAGTAGAAGACGGTACCGCTTACTATAAGTTAAGCCGACCAATGGTTATCGGTATGGGGCAAAAAGGTCCAGGATTAATGCCATACTTGTTTACTGTGCATCCTGACAAAGATATTAAAATTTCAAAAGGCACAGTCACAGTAGCAGAAGCAACTGATGAACAGTTTGCCAAACAATTCCTTGAAACCACATCTGGAATCAAGTTAGTATAATGCCAGCAATAGCCCGAGACGGTGATCCAACTACAACCGGACACGGATGTGACGGCTCAACAACTGTCACAGGGCCAACTGGTGCTGGTGCTAGTGTTTTTGCTAATGGTATAGCAATTGAATGTGTAGGGAACCCAACAGCCGCCCATACCATAAATTCTGGAAGAAGTTGTGTTCCACATAGTGCCGCTATTAATGCTGGCTCTGGAACTGTATTTGTAGGCGGAATTGGCGTTGCTCGAGTAGGTGATAGTACAGACGGGGGAGCCATTACTGCCGGTAGCTCAAATGTCTTTGCAGGTGGTTGACATTTATTTCTCGGGGTGTTAAACTAGGTATAAGTACTTGGTACTTGCCTAAAGGAGAAATATATGGCTACAAATAAACATTCAGAATTCACAGCGATCGTAGAAGCAATGGAAGCAGACTTCGAAAAGTTTTATGACAAAGAAGTTGGCGCGGCAGGAACTCGTGTCCGTAAGCATTTACAAGAATTGGCTAAGTTGTGCAAAGAAACACGTAACGATGTTACAGCAGTTAAGAACGCTAGAAAAGAACCAAAATAAAATATGGAATTAGAAGATAAAATTAAGGCAATTATTGCTGAACAACTGGAAGTAAAACCAGAGTTAGTTAAAAATGAAAGTGCTTTTATCAGTGACCTAGGTGCAGATAGCCTAGACACTGTCGAATTGATTATGGCATTAGAAGATGCATATGGTTTCGAAGTAACAGATGATGAAGCAGAACATTTGACTACAGTTCAAGCGGTAATTGACTATATTAAAGCAAAACAATAAGTTTGCTGTCAACGGTTTAACTGCCTAAGGCGTTAAATATATAGTCGTAAAGGAGACAGTTATGAAAAAACTTATTACTGCTTTTGTATTATCAGCCGGATTAGGTAGTTGTGCTGTTCCAGCATCTGCTCAGGGATTTCATCATCACGGTTACTATCGTGGCTATAATGGTGGTTGGGTTGCACCTGCAATTATCGGTGGAGTAATTGGATACGAGTTAAGTCGTCCACGTTACTACGAACCGCCTGTGATTGTGCAACAACCGCCTGTGATTGTGCAACAACCTCCAGTATACTCGGTGGTTCCACAACCAAACTGTACAGTATGGACTGAAACACAACACGCCGATGGTACTATTACACGTACTAGGACCTGTACACAATAATGGCATACTCAGATAAAGTTATTGATCATTATGAAAATCCCCGCAATGTGGGATCGTTTGCCAAAGATGATCCTACAGTGGGTACTGGTATGGTAGGTGCTCCTGCTT